AAGTGCTGCTCGACCTGGCGGACGCCTTTGCGCTGCTGCCCGAGGGCACCGAGCGGGCCGCACGGGCGCAGGAACTCTTTGGCAAGAGCGGCGCGACGCTGCTGCCGCTGCTGGCGGGTGGACGTGAAGGGGTGCAGGCGCTGGGCGACGAGATTGAGCGCCTGGGCGGGCTGATGACCAGCGATTTCGCCAAGGCCGCGGCCGAATTCAACGACAATCTCGACCGAATGAAAACCGTTTCGTCGTCGGTCGGGATTGCGCTCGGCAACGCGATTCTGCCGGCACTCAACGAAGTCATGCAGCGCTTTCTCGATTTCAAAACGCTGGGGCTGTCGTTTTCCGATCTGATCTTCGGGCAAAACCCGGAGGCGGGATTCAAAACCGGGCAGGAGAATGTGACTCGCACGGTCGCGCTGATTGCCGACCTGCGCCAGCAGCAAGCCACCGCATCGGCCGCGCGCCAGGCGGAAATCGCCGCAGAAATCGCCCAGCAGGAAAAGCTGCTGGAGTTTTACAGGCGCTTGGCCAGCCGTGACGGCAGCGCCCCGGCGGCCGAAGACCCGGCAAAAGCCGCCAAGCGCATTGCCCTGGCGGCGCAACTCCAGAACAAGCTCGCCGAACTCGAAAAACTCCGCGGCATCGCTGCCGGCAAGGTGTCGGCAGATATCCTGCTGTCCGACGAAAAGCTGACCGACGAGCGGATCAAGATCGCGCAGAAGCTGCGCGATGCCTGGTTCAAGACCTGGAAGGACGTCTCGGCCGAAGCGCAAAAAGTAGCGCAAGAAGCCAAGGACCTGACGGACAAGGCCGGCGAGACCCGCGCAGCCGGAGCCGACAAGGCAGCAGAGATTCGCCGCGGTCAGCTTTCGGAAGCCGATCAGGCTTTCCTCAACCAGCGCGACGCGACCAATTTCGCCGACGACGCCACCGTAGCCGCGCTGCAGGCCAAGTCGGCGGCGATGTACGGCCGCACCGAAAACGCGGCAAAACTCGCCGACCAGGCGACCAAAGCCGCCGAGCAGGCCAGCAAGTACGCCGACAAGATCGCCGACCCGGAAGACCGTGCGCGCGCTGTCGAGCGCATTGCCGAAGCGCAGGCCACCGCGCAGGAAGCACAGGCCAAGATCAAGCAGCAGGAAGCCGCCAGCCTCGAAGCCACTGCCGAAAAGACGAAAACGCAACTGGCTGAATTCGACGCGCAGCTTGCCGAACTGCAAGCCAAGGCCGCGGCGATCGATGTGCAGGTCAAGACCGATGAGGCGATCGCCGCCATTGCCGGGATTCAGACGCAGCTCGCCGCGCTGCAGGACAAGACGGTGACGGTGACGGTCAATACCGTAAACACCGGCGGCGCGACCGGGACCTTTGACGGGGGCGAGACCGGCGGCGCGACGGGCGGATTTGCCCGCGGCGGCTACACCGGTCCCGGCGGCAAATTCCAGCCGGCCGGCATCGTGCACGCCGGCGAGTTCGTCACCCGCGCCGAGATCCTGCGCCAGCGGGGCGCCCTCGACTTCCTTGAGCGCTTCAATCGCTTCGGCATGTCGGCGCTCCCCGGATTTGCCGATGGCGGGCTGGTCGGTCGCCTCGCCATTCCCACCCTGCGCTCCCCGCAGCCGGTGACCGAGCGCATGGCCGCAACCTTCAATTTCCCCGGCCTGGGCAGCTACCGCGCCACCGTCAGCGCCGACACCTTCCGGCAATTGCAGAATGATTTTCAGCGCGCGGCGCTGCAGAAGGGAGGCCGTCGTTGAAAATCCTCAAGATTGGCAGCGTCGAGATCCCCGCGCGCAGTTCGCTGGATATCGACCAGACCTACGAGCCGCTGGGCGGAGAAACCATCCTGCGCACGCTCTCAGGCGCCGGAATCAAGCAGGCGACCTGGCAGAAAACCCGCACCGTGATCAGCGGTGGCGGCTGGATTCCGCCAGGCCTGACGCATCTCGACTACACCACACAGCAGAGCGTCGCCTGCATCGTGCCGCGGGCGCTGATCTGCAACGGCAGCCGCATGGCCACCCTGCCGGCCGTGCGCCGTGCCGATACTGGCTACGAGCCCTGGGCCTGGGCGCTGATGCCAGACGGCAGCGTGATTGCCAGCGAGGTGACCATTGTTTCGCACGTCGCCACCGTCGCCGCCGTGACCGATGCCATCGGCTACCAAGTGCTGTACTACCCGCTGCTGACCTGCTGGTGCTCAAGGCCGAACGAGAGCGGCTCGCGCGGCGAGGCGTCGTATCGCTGGGAACTGGCGTGTGAAGAGGTCTGACGATGCGTGACCCTGACGAATTTTCCATTGCAACCGCGCTGCTGATCGTCGGCATCTGGCTGATGGTTGCCCGTTCGGCTTGTAACGCCGTGGGGCTGCTGTGAGCGGCGAAACCTACGCCGGCACCAGCGGCAGCGGCGCGCGTGCCGGCATCTGGTCGGCGATTGTGCTGCTCGATGGCGCCGACGTTTCTGCCCGGGTGGTCGGAGACATCCGCATCGATGCCGAAGAGGACAGCGCACGCATTGCCGAACTCACGCTGCGACCGACCGCCGGCACGACGTTTGCCATTGCCGATTGGGTCGGCAAGTCGCTGACCATCGACATTGCAGACGTGTCCAGCGGCAGCGCCACCGACGTCCAGCGCCTGTTCACCGGCATCGTCGATACGCCGACGCTCAACCTTGATCTGCGCACCATTGCCATTCGCGCGACCGACAACCTACAGAACATCGTCGAAGCGATGGATGCCGCCGCGATTGATGCCGAGATCCCCGACGGCTACCACTCGCCGGTGATCTTTGACCCCGCAGCACGGGGCTGGTCGCGCGCGCAGGACCGGCTCTCGACCGTCCCGCAGTCGCTCGACCTCACCCCGGCTGGCGTGATGCGCGTCACCGATTGGGCGCCTGCCGTCTCGCCGGCGATGTCCTTCACCGCAGCGCATCTGCTCGATGGATCGCTGGCGGTGTCGCTCAGCAGCCGGCACTCTCTGGTTAATCGCGTCGACGTCGATTTCGGCTACCGATTCCCGAGAGTCAAGGCCGAGGGCTGGCCACTGTCGTACAGCTACGTTTACGAGGGCGACATTGACACCTTCGTTGATGGCAGCAATCAGTTCCTGACGCGCGCGGCCGTCGAATCCGCCATCGAGGCCGCTGGCGGCACCGTCGAATCGATCACTTACACCGCGCTCCCATCGACCACCATCGGCTCATGGGTGCCAGGCCCGTATGACTACCTGCTGTGCATGGGATTCGATGCCGTCGTCAGCTTTGACTATGCGCAGATGATTGAGGAGCAGCACAGCATCACCGTCTCGGCGCCGAATTCGATTGCCGCTGTGGGGACGCTCTCCGACCGGATGAGCGGCGCGCTGGAGGGCCAGTATCCGCCGATTCCCACTGCCGAAGCGGCGATGCTGCTCTACCGAAACGCCATCTCGGGGATTCCTCCGCAGGACACCGCAACGCCTTCCTCCGGCTACACCACCGCGGCAAATGTCACGCTTACCGCCGACACCGACCGCGCCGCTGCGAATGCCGCGATGGAAACGCTGATTGCCGCAGCAAAGGTGCGCATCTGGGCGTCGCACCGGCGAAACACGGTATCCGCCAGCGTGGCGCTGAATCCGGGCATCGACCTGGACAAGACCATCGACCTGGCAGACACCGGCCTGCACGCGCGCGGCAAATGCTCGCGACTCTCGCACGTGCTGTCGCCGGACACCGGCGCGGCGACTACCGAGTTTTCCGTTGCCATCTGTTCGGTGGCTGGGACCGGCGTATCGCATGCCGAAACCCCGACCACCGCGCCGACCGGCTCCTCGCCGGCCAGCACGACGCTGACCGGATCGGCCACCGCCGACTACAACTATGGGCCGTCCGAAGACAAAATCCTCACCGTGACCTTCCCCGGCGTCGAAGCCGTCGAGCGCAACAAGGCCAATATCGCGATTTCCAGCAGCTACAGCGCGCCGCTGACTGAGGACATTTTCACCATCACGCTATGAGCCAGCCGACTGCCCCGACGCAAGACGATCTGGTGACCTCGCTCGACACGCTGGCCACCGCTGCCGGTACCACCACCCGGCAAAACCGCATCCTGCCGCAACCGGCACCGGCGCCAGCCATCCCGGCCAGGGTCGGCGCCGCCACCTCCGGCGGTCGAGCCGTTTAGGCCATGTCCGTCGACGATCTCATCCGCGCCCGCCAGGCGCTGGCCGCTGGAGTCGGCAAGACCACTCGCGAAAACCGCGTTCTGCCCTTTGCAGCGCTGAACGTGCAGATCCCGGAGCGCGTCGGCCGCAGCCTGCGCCCGGAAGACGTTGCTCCGCTGTGCATCCCGGGCGACCTCTACCAGCCCCCCAGCGGAACCTTCT